GAGACCAAACGGAGAACCGTTTGGAGAGTGCGAATTTTCCAACCCAAAGACAATAAGGTTAAGCCTTAATAACAAAGACACAGAACACAGAATATATGTAGCAATACATGAATGCCTGCACGCTCTGTACGATGACATGAGAGAAAAAGACGTTAGCAGAACTGCGAAAGCTATCATTAGAGGACTCAAAAAGACACACAAAAAGGCGTGGGATAAAGGCTGTATTAAAGACGGCATCGGCATTGACAGCAAATGGGCATGGAGCAAATCATGTCGCACCATAAGAGAATGCTTACAAACACTACACCCCGGCATCAAAGGGATAGATAAGAACCCAGCAATCATTATGCGTTTTCTGGAACACACAAAGGAGTTTTGGAATGATAAAAGTCTGCGAAAAAATAGCTGAATATTTGAAAAATAAGAGCATATACCAAACCTTTACATATGGTGGCTTAGAACTGAATCGCGGACTGCGAGCGAATGAACGAAGAAAATTAATTGATCTAAACGACATAAGAAACAAAAATGTCTTAGATCTTGGGTGCGCAACTGGCGCAGAATGTATGTGGGCGGTTGAAAACGGTGCCGCGCGCGCGCTTGGCATTGACATCAACGATGATAATATATTAATGTTTAACCACATCATAGAAATTCTTAATGAAGACTCATTTTTTGGTGGGCGAGTGGGATGCATGAAATATGACTTAAACAATCACTTGCCAAGTTTTGCAATAAAGTTTAATACCGTTTTTTGTTTTGCCATTACTCAATACATACAATATAGAAGGATATGGAACGAGGTTCCTGGACAGATAGTTGTTTATGTTGAGGGTGGCGCAGACTCCAATTATACTGAAGAAAGTCTCACAGATGAAAGATTTGTGGCGAAGTTTCTTGGACACACACCGTCAAACAGAGAGGATCAACGACCACTAAGGCCTTTTTTTAGGTTGACAACCAGATGAACGATTGTATACACAGCTGGCATGAGGTCGCAAGCCTTAGCCAATATGCCGCCAAGGTAAAGTGTTATTTGTGTGAAGATGTTAAAATCATAAAGCCCAGGATATATGTTGATCCATATCAATATCCGATAGTTGCAAACGAATATTTGGCGTATAAACTGCTTGCCTTAATCGCAAGCAGGGGCGTGGTTGTAAGAGTTCCCAGATTCTACCTGGCATACAACAACATAAGATACTTCGACAGGCATAGTTTTCCGTGGACACATCCCATAATAATGTTTGATGATATTGGCGAACACACCAGAATATCTGGCAATAATTATGGTGATGATCTTATTTGGCCGGGGTGGGTGTATTACTTTGATAGGTGGATAGGAAGACTTGATGGCGATAGCAACCTAATATTTTTCCCAGACAAATTCGTATCAACCATCGACTTTAACATGTCGTTTTGCTGGGCATGTGGCAGATTTCCACACATTATATATCCAAACTTTATGGATGTTCCATGCCACCCAAAGATAGAAGAAAACAAATTTGAGTATGTAAGGGATGTAATTCATTCGCTATCAGACGCCGAAATATTTCATACGCTAAACCAGGTAGATAACACAATATTGTCAACCCAAGCCCTTACCGCATATTTTACTGGTCTCTGTCTTAGAAGAGATATTTTATGATTGTTGTTGCTGACGCTTCTTGGCAATGTCTCTAATTGCTTCCACACCAAGGATGCTTAAACCAAACATTTGCCTGGCACGATTGATGTGTTCAATCGGAATGACATTGTTTATTATTCTGCCCACTATTTGTTCAAGGTATGTACTACCAACATCATAATGTTTAAGTCGCAAACAACGTGAACTGCTTATGGCTTCAGCTATGTCTTTAAGCGATAGCTTGCCGCTACGAACAGCTTCACTTATTTTGCTTGATCCACCAACAATTGAATTATATATCATTCTTAGAATGACTCCATCAATATCAGACTCTTCTGTGAGCAGTTTAATCTTCATACTACTATTTTTGTTTAGTCATTAATCTTGGTCCACACTCTTATCCTAATATGTTTTGGATTATTTTTTGCCCATTCAAGTGCCTCTGAATGCGTATTAAAACGGACGTCTATGTGCTTGCCTTTTACCCTGCTACCAGTGTCATCTGCCATTACCCAGTTGCCATACCCCGGAACATCTAGCCTGCTGCGCAACCGTATTATCGTTTTGTCTACTGCAACCCCAGGCTGGTATGCGTTTCTATTTATTGCTGTTTTGCCGTTGCTGTGTTTGCCACAACAAATTGGGCACGGGCAGTATGCAGTCACCTTGACTGTCATATAGCTGGGCGAATAGTTGACATATTTATCAATCTCTTGTTTGATATCTTGCCCTGGCAAGACACACAGCGCCACAACGCATAACAGGGCACGCGATGTAGAATCATTCTTCACCGTTACTCTCCTTTATGCTTGTTGCCAAAACGTTGAAATCACCGCCCTTCTTTATCATTCTGAATAATTTATCTTTGATGCACACTATTACATGGTTTTGGTGGTTATCAAACACCCATCTATTAACCTTCTTCTTCCACTTTGTGTTTGGCGAATCTATTGTGGTACCGCACAATGGGCACTTATCGTACCTCACAATAATAATATCCATTTGCTTGTACATAACACGTGAGCCAATACCACACAATTCACAGTTATTTTGGGCTTTCATTGATATTAGCATGTTTCAATATTCCAGTTCTTTGTCCACGCTCGCCTTTGCTGCCAACCTGATTGGCAGCAGCATTATCTGTTTACAGCATGTCCCTTTGATAAACCTTTCATCAATGAAGGAAGAGGCACAGACCCATTTGTGGCATTTGGAACATCGCACTTTGACTTTGCCATCTTTGTCTTTCCTATAAGTTATTGGTTGTCTTACTGGCATTTCAAAATTAGAAATGCGCGGCCTTCCGTGCTGCAAACCACTGGGAAGCGAATAAGATTGAGACTTTTTGGTCGTTGTGACTCTAATTACTTTGTTATTCTTGGCAACATATGACGTTGTTCCATCGCTCTCTTTTTTTGTTTGTAGTTCCCCGTTACGCACATGCTTGTCTAGGTGAAGGCGAATATAAATGCTACTATTTGTCACCTCCTTGTTACATATTTCACACCTATACTTGCCTCTATTCATGCTTCTTCCTTTCTCTCTGTGCGGCCATGGATACGTGCTCCTTTAGATTCTTGCACAACTCTGGCACTTGATCTGTGGCCTTCAGTTTCTTATTTGTGCATTTACAGCACCACTCGCCAATCTCAACATCATTTAACAACTTATTGACATCTGATGCCTCCACTCCGTCTGTTATACAGACGAAACATACACTTTTTGCTGGACATGTCTTGGCCATTTTATCTCCTTTATGGCAGAACCCAACTGGCATCTAATGAAACACAAACTTACCCTCACGCGTCTGGCTTTTCTTTCTAAATCTCCTTCTGCGCTCTCTTGCTTTCTCTGGGTGCGCCTTGTCCCATTTCCACCCAGTCACCGGGTTCATTTTGTAATGAATAACACGGCGCCTGTGCTTGCACTCCTTGCAAGAATAAGACAGACCATCCTTGGACTTGTTGTCCATGTGAAAATTCTCTTCTGACAATACCCTTTTACATGTAGAACATCTCTTGTGATACATTGACTTACTCCCATGCATAACATTCGCATTCTTCCTCTTCTAAAATGCTACTAATTTTGAGCAACACTTCTTGCTTGCCACGCAATTCTAGCAAATGCTTCGTGGCAGTTTTGATTAACTGCCGCACCCTCTGTTTGCTGACTTTTTGGCCGTTGTCACCAGCATTGTTGGCTATCTCACTTATGCTGTAGTTGTACAGGTATTTCTTGCGCAGCACATCTGCGCTGCGGTTGTTTAAGTAGCTCAGAGCCAATTCAATGGCTTCTCTGACTTTGCACCCCGTTGAGTCGCTTCTAGTGTCTGGTATGTCAATTGTGTCACCATCAATGAACATGGAAACAGCGTCCCTTTTTAGCTCTTCCAATTCAGAGTCATTTGCTTCTGTGCTTCCACCACAGAATAGCTTTTCAATTTTGTATGTCGGTATGCGTATTGTGCGATTATTGTTGTCAAGCGTTCTATACATCTCCGTGCGAATGGCATACATGGCGTAGGTTGAAAACCTGGAGCTACTACGGAAATCATGATTGTCGATTGCTCGCATCAATCCACACACACCGCTTTGAAACAAGTCACCAAATTCCAAACCTTTGCGGCATTGTCTGCACAGTCTCGAGGCTTCCTTGTTTATTAGATAATAAAAATGTTCAGCAAAATGAGCCCTAAACTCCAGGTATTTGTACCTTGCGACCTTACGTTCCTCTTCACTCAATTCGCTGTTATCCATTGATAGCTTCAGTTGCTGCAAGTGCCTCGACAGCTCCATCTCCTTCTTTTCATCGATTGGCAACGAATTTGGTACATGATACCTATCAAACATTGTTTCCTCCTTTGTCTTTTCTTGCCATTAATCGATTAATTGGTTGATTTAAGTGGTTAGCATATTGAACAAATAACGCAAATGGCGTGCCAACGATGTCGTTGGACACACCCTTTTGTGTTGGTTTTAATCATGGCCAATTTGGATGGCACAGGAGTATAATATCATGAAACAGCACGCCGGCTGCGTTATTTTGATTCTTGTATTATTCGTTCTGCTTCGGCGATAATACTATCTGGATCTTCTGTGTTGGCTAATGGGTTGCCACTGCCACCAAAGCCGCTTTTTATTATGTTAAGATTCTCATTTTTGGCCGTTTCCGCTTCTATTCTTGCCTCCTCAGACGCTGCCCAAAATGGGGCAACCAGATATTGTTCATGTGGGGCGGCAAATTGTTCTTCGATAACGTTTAAATCACTGCTGCTTTTTGCTGGCAAACCACCCAACTCGCCCAGGTTTGCCATTCTATCAAATAGGTTCTCATTTATCGTTTCTGGTTTTTCTAGGGACTTTCTTATGTTATTGTACTCGTTAAGCACCTCATTTGCCATTTTATGATCATAAAGGCTTTCTTCTCCCAGTCCAGGAAGTGTGCTCGGGAGTGCCGTCAATGATGCCCCCTCTTCTGCCTCCGCCGGCTTCTTCTCTGCCATCTGCTTAATTTCATCATCAGTCATGTCAGTAAAATGTTTTATTATCCACTCATCTGGAAACAGATTGGTGTCTTTAAGCGAGGCAATTACTGTGGCACGAGAGTTCCATGTTTCTATTCGATATAGTTCATCAATCGCGGACGAAGCAGTTAATGATAAAGTAAAACCATTCATATCATCGATGGAAAAACCCTTTAGGGCAAGATGAACTAGTGCAACCTTTCTCAGCCCTGCGGCAGCTTCTTTCTGTAACCAGTGAACTGCCTTGGCAAACTCGCTTGATGTAGATGCCAGTGATTTATCAGAGCCAATGGCAGCCTCACTGCCTATTCCAACTCTACTAAATGGTATCTTAAGAGCGGCAACCATATTTTTCTTAAAATATTCTATGTCAGCTATTTGACCCAAATTTTCAGCACCTGGCAGTGTTGTAACCTCTGGTCCACTGCCATCTGGACGCTTTGGCATCCAAAAATCATCTTCTTGTATTAGCGGAGCATAACGCCAATTTACTTCACCAGTTGCTGGATCATAAAATCGTGTCTTCTTAAACTGATTGGCTATCTCTGTCAAATATGCAGGAACTTCTGAGCTAGGAATGTTTCCAACAGGGATTGTAAACACTCTTTTTTCTGGCGCTCTTGTTATACGATATATTAGCGCAGCATCTTCCATTAGTCGAAGCCTTCTAAATTCCTTCCTAGCACTGTCAATTATTGATCTGCCGTATGGAACGTAAATGTTTTCAAAGGACATCAGCCTTAGGTGCATTACTTGCCAAGGATGTAAAAATGTTGCTTGATTATTGTTGTCGATAAAATAAAACCCAACTAAATCTCCAAACCTTGTTTCTACACGAACAAAACGATATATGTTTATATGTCTTAATGATGCAACAGAATCACGATTGACTGACGGCACTATTTCTGCAGCAAAGTCACCATACTTTGCAAGATGACGTATCATTGGGCGCAGGTAGCTGTCTATTGATAATATATCATAAAATAGTCTTTCAAGTTCTTCTTTTACACTTGTGCTGTTGGCCTTTATTAACAGCACTTTCTTGTGTTCTGAATCTATCTGCGTACTCTCATCAGCATATAAGTCAAGTGCCAGCGAAATGCAACCAACCTCATCCATCTGATCATAGTCTTTGTAGCGCTCAAACCTGTTAATCGACAGGTTTGTTTGGTTAATTATGCCTTGGCTGTTATAGTTGATTATTTCGTTGTTTACTGCTACCCTACTGATGTCTGGTTGGTTTTGAAATATGTTTTCATGCCCATATAGGCTGGTGCTTTTAAAGAGGGCTCGTATCTTATCAAATAATTGAAAACTCATGTTTGTGCTTCCTTACAGTAATTTTGTAAGAACCACTGATACGTAGATGTCAATCCATTCTTTAAATCTATTTTGTGATGCCACCCCAACTTATGTATCTTAGACAGATCCAAATCTTTTGATGGCACACCACTTGGCATGAAACTATTATAATTAATGTCCGCCTTGTGACCACAAACATCCATAATTGTCCTTGCCAAATGATCTATAGTTATTGATTCGCCGGTACCAACATTGATTATGTTTGGATCATTGTAGTTTAACATTAAAAACAAACATGCGTCTGCGAGATCGTCTACATACATAAAGTCTCGTTTCACTTTGCCGTTTCCCCACAAAACAATTTTGGTTTGGTTGTGTTTTTTTGCATTGTGAATTTTTGCGATAAGAGATGGAACCACATGAGAAGTCATTTCATCAAAATTGTCGTTTGGCCCATATAAATTGGTTGGCATGACACAAATGGCATTAAATCCATATTGTTTATTATATGCTTGACACATCTTTATGCCAGCAATCTTGGCTATGGCATATGGTTCGTTCGTTCCTTCAAGATGTCCAGACAACAAGCATTCTTCTTTTAGCGGTTTGGGAGCCTCCTTGGGGTATATGCAAGAGGACCCCAAAAATAGGAGTTTCTTAACACCATAGCTATATGCTGCATGTATGACATTGGTCTGAATCATTAAGTTTTTATAAATAAATTCTGCTGGGTATACGCTATTTGCCACTATTCCGCCGACCCGCGCGGCTGCCAAGAACACATATTCTGGTTTGTGTTCACTAAAAAACTGATTCGTTTGATGTGTATCTATAAGATCCAATTGGCTGTGGTCTTTAACAATGATGTTTGTATATCCATGGTTGTACAAACACCTTAATATAGAGGACCCAACCAGCCCAGTGTGGCCCGCAACATAAATTTTGGAGTCACTTTTCACGTCGTATCATCCTTATGTTATTTGCCACTTCTTGTATGTTTTTATTATATTCCTTAGATAAATCCTGTGAGCTGGATATTAGGGATTGCGTGAATTTTTTCATGGTAAGCAGCACGTTTTCTTGTGCGCCAATATTTGCTTTAATTGTCATCGGCAGTATGGCATGAAAATCATTTGTTTTGGGGATCTTAGATGTGTCTGGGTGTCTCAGCAGCGCTTCAGTCATTTTAAGTGGTGCCAATGGTTTGTTTGTGTTTTTTGCCGCCCATTCACTCCCCAGAATGGCCAAACCAGTGGCTATTACTAGATCATCATTCTCAGACTTCTCGGCTCCAGTTTGTTTTGGTGTAAGATAGATATATGACTGTAATTGTCTCAACAATCGTTGCGACCTTATTAATATTCCATCTCTTCCCAAGTTGTCCAATAGCGCTTTATTGATCAAATTCTTACCCATGCCAGAGGTGTTAAATCCTACCGGGCCACTGTGTGGATTTACTGATTTCGAATCAGAAGAGGAAAGCATGCCGCGTCTATACAAGTTTGGATAGTTTAGCGTGGCCAAGTCTTGACACAGGCCGACGCCCAGCCCGGTTCTCTCCGGCACCATAAATGCTCCATTATACCACCTTCCCAAGTAGTCTGCGGCCACGGCTAACTCTCTCGGGGCCATTTTAATTTCCAATTCGGCCACTTGCTCTTGCCTGGTTATGTCAAGCACCTGGATCGCTGAAAAATCGCGCGCTTCTCCACTTGATACGTCAATTCCAATTGTGTATATGTGATCGTCTTCAGGAAGTCTCCATATAAACAATTTGTCTGCAAAATTTATAGTAAAGCACTCATTAGTTTCTGGGTGGGCGTATTCGATGATGCTTAATGTTTGATAATTGTTGTCAACAGTTTCTGCGATAAACAAGATTGATTCGCGCGATAGCACAGTATTGCCAGATCCCAAGAAATCGCGCAAGATTTCTTGTCGAAATTTTTTATCGCCTCCTTGCTGGGTTAGCTGCCTATATTGTTGCTCTAACCACGGACTCCAATATGGTCCATATTTTTCTATTTCTTCTTGGCTTGTGCATCTGCGTATGTTTTTTGTTGGAGCAATTATTGAGACTGTTCCATCAGGGTTTTTACATTCAATCTCCCAGTCCATCTGCCACCAGTCTATTTCAATCACATTAAACTCATTTAGGCCATTTTTGGCGTCCATAAGAACTTGCCAGTACCAGTCACCAATTCCAGCAGAGGTGCTTATTACAATGCACCTTCCGCCGTGGGCAAGTGTTGGATACCCAGAGCTCCACATTTTATCCATGTCTCGCATAAATGCTGCTTCATCAATTATGTTTAAGGAAGACGAGTACTGTCGCAGCGTGTCGGCACCGGCTGGCAGACATTGTATTTTAGAGCCATTTATAAAACCAAGTTGGTGCTCATTATAAACTGTGGTTTTCCACAACTTGCGCATCCATTCTGGAAGTCTTTCATATACAAATTTTACATTTTTGTTTAGAAACTCTATGGCCTCTCTGTCTGTTTTAGAAACCACCAGCACTGTCTTGTTCTTGAAGAACATTATAAACCATAGTGCGTACGCACCAACGAGTGTTGATACCCCACACTGCCTGCATTTGCTAAACAAATTAAATCGATGCTTTCTAAACTCGGCCAAGCTTTTTAGCTGATATTTAAACAATTTGAATGGTATTTCGCCAGCGGTTGGATGTTTTACTTTACAAAATGTCTCAATGAAAAATTCACATGATTCTCTACATTGACTAATTATTTGCTTTAGTTTCTGTTCTTGTGTTAACATTTGTGATTTAGTCTACTAGGAGTTGATTTAGAAGGCTGTTGTTGCTGCCGTCTGATAGTTTTTTGTAGGTTACCTCAATGAGTCTTATTAAATTTTGATTTAATTCAGATCTGGTGCGAAACATTTCTACCAGGGCTTCATAATACACCCTTTTTGGCCTAAAAGTGTCATCATTTGAAATGCGATCCATTAAAACACCAATGAATTTGTCTGCCCTGTCCCTATCTAGCCTATAGTTTGATAACAGCTCTTTTGTCATGCTGTCCAGATCAATTTCACTTGGCGTTGATAGATTGCTCACTTGTTTATCTTCCATGTCTTTTTCGCTTGTGTACTCATTTTTGACACACACGATTTTTCTTTGGGGCTCTTGCGGCGATTCTGTGTCTGTGCTGACACTGTATGCCTCATTAACAATATCATTTAGACGCTTGCTTTCAAAGTCAATTTCCATGGTCGTTTTCCAAAATTAGATTTCCAATTCGGGTGGAGTCGTAGTTTCTTGTTTTGCTTTTTCTTTTTTCACTGGTAACTCTGTAACCCTCTGCCCTGGTTCTATTGTAACATTGAGAATTTTTTCAACCAGTCCATTAATGGTTCCGTCAGTGCTATATTTTACTCGTATTATTAAATTGACAGTTGGGTGTTCATCTGTGGATTCACCAGGTCCCCACTTTTCAAGCCTCCAATTTATGCCAATGTTTTTATCTTTAAATACTTGTTGTAGCAGTTTAATGTCAGCTTTGCCAGCGGCTTTTTCTCTTTCAAGGATATATTCTTTTATCTTATTATCATCAAGGGAAGCAAGAACATCAATGGTGTTGGAAAGAACTCTTGTTAGCTTATCTGGGTCGATACCACTTCTAACCGCTTCAGTCAGTGTTTCGGCAGCGGTGGCTAAATCATATAGCCAATCATAGTCAAAACTAATTCCTATGCGCGGACTAAGAGATGTGTCTTCATTAAGAACAAAAGAGTTTGCATCAAATTTCAGCCCGTTGTCATGTACATAGGCGTTATCGACCAATTTCCATCCTTGCAGGCAAGTCATCATCAAACTCCTAGCAACGCCCGCAAGCACTTCCTTGTCTTCACATAGTTGGATAACTTTGTTTACGTCCTCACCAGCATTATTTACGATTAGCTCAAGCGCTCTAATGGTTTTGGCAGTTTCATCCATTGTGCTCTCCTTAACTTTTCTTATTTTTGCCAGTCTGCTAACATAATCGGCACCCTTTCGTCGCACCGCTATCCTTGAGGCAAAGTTTATGCTGCCAAGCCTTCTTCTTACTATCTTCTTTTCTGTGCCGCTTTTTTCCTTGTGGTGTGGATTTAATACGTTGGACAAAGATAGCGGCGACATCTTTTTCTGTATACGATATATGGCTGGCCCAGGGTTTGCCATAAGTCAGCTCCCACATATGTTTGACTTGCTTTATTCTTCGTCATTATTATATGATGACATATAGATCTTGTCAAGGTTTGGTGTGATTTTATCGGTCCCCGGCAAACCACATAACACTCTAAATATGCGAAGAAATTTAGCGACACGCAGTTTTGGCAACTTAGATAATTTAGAAAGCTTACAAATAATCCCTTCGTGTGGCTTATTATCGCTAAGAAGTAGTTTTTCCAGCGCATTAATTATGGCCATGTGTTCATCTGAGTATTTGAAAATGTCCTTGGCCTCATCTAGCATTCTATAGAAATTGCTTCTTTCGTCCCTCAATTTGTTGCTAAGATGTGCTTTATATTTATCTACATTTTTACGATCACGATTCTTCTTTTTTATGTCTGCCAGTATTGCTGTCCTTGCAACTTGGCTCCACATGTTGAATACTTTAGAGTGCCCTTTAGAAAGATTAAACTTGTATAGCGTTGATTCTATTTGTACATAGGCCAGTTGAAACAAATCATTGAACGAGGAATCATCATTTCCACCATATATGTTATGTAGATTGTGTGTATATATTACATTTATTATTAACTCTGACGCATTTTCCATTATCTTGTCTCTTAGTGCCACATCAGTGCATCCAGTTTTATGATATTCTCTTATCAGTCTTTCAACCGCAGCGTTATCAAAGTAATAATTGCTGGGCAATGTTGTGTTGTTGTGTGTTTCGCCCGTGTCGGCGTCATCATTTATGTCCACCATTCACCTCCTTATCCACCAACATATAATTTATCGGCGATTGTTGTATGAATTCAAATACAACAATGGTGCGGTTGGCATGTTGTTTGTTTTTGTAAAATTGACGTTGGAGGGTTAACATGACCAATCCCCGCAGATGTCACGTGTGTTCAATGATAATTGATGTTACCGCCGATAGCATTGTGTGTCCCAATTGCTCTGCAGAGCAGTATAAACATCAAATGAAACCCGTTCCATCAAACAACAATTATAACAATGATACCAAAATGGTGCGTTTCTGGCGTAGATTTGTTACAAGCGACATTAATAAAACCATAGAGCTTGGAAACAGCATAATTGATGCAGTGTATAACAACGAAGAAGGCAATAAAAAGAAGGCCAAACAAAGAATGTTGCTTAGGTTGTTTGCCATAATTTAAGCCGGAGGGCCGCAAAATGATTGCTGATGCCGAAATAAAAGCTTTTGTTGAGAGCCTAGATAACCCGGACAAGATTTGGAGTAGCATTGATTCATACTATTACAATGAACCAAATTTGCGTGGTAGTAACAAACCAACAATGTCTTTTTGCCACATCAATATGGTTAGAATGATGGTTGCGTACGAGAACTGGGATAAGGCTGCCGAGTATATGGATCTTGCAATACGTGATATAGAAAATGACGATGACATACACAACATAAAGGAAATGCTCAGAATAATATCCAACCGCAAACAATTTGATTGCAACTATCTATACAAATTGTTTGAATCAAAACAATTTAATGACTTACATAAGTTGATAAAAATCTAAACAACTGGTTATTTCTCTGCCTTCTGATCGGCTTCACGGGCAGCGCCAGCAAAAAACCTAGAAGCACGAAGACTCTTGAAGTCGTTTAGGTATTTTGCTAAAGTTGTGGCAATTTGAACCAGTTCATCATCCTTGCTATTCTTAAATATGTTTATAATATAATTTAACTTTTTCATTATATTTTCATTGCCAACCAGCATTGCCTGCTCTTTATCAGTCGTTTTTATGAGATCACCATCGCCAGTTTTCTGCCTTGCCCGCGCTTTAATGTCTTCCAAGAAGTCTCTAATTGTTCTAATGAAATTTGTAATTACCTCAATGTCGGCCTCACCAAACACCCCTCTCTTTGTTGCAGCAGTAAACTTCTCCCCAAGTTTGCCCAAGACTGGATGAAGAACATCATAAACATATCCTTCATCCAACGTCTCTTCAAGCAACGGAGAGTTTATTAACTCATCAAGCTTTTTAACATAGTCTCTCATATCAATTCCTTTCATAACATAAAATTTAGTCTTGAGAGGGTCTTATATAATAAACCCTAACACCAAGCTCTGCATCATTCAAGGCCCTTCTTAAAGCTTCTGTATCAGATAGACGATCATTGTTTGAAATGCTTCCCTTATGACCAATTTTAACTTTGAAGTCAACATAAAGCGGATCTTTAATGTTCATTGACATCTTAACCAAATACAGGCCAACAATGTTCCTCCTGTCAACTGTATATGTATCCGACAATATAGTGTTTACTATCCTTCTTATTATTCTGGCCTGTAGCTCTCTGTTTGTTATCAGATCATCCTGTATGAATTTGTCTATTCTATAATCAACATCTGGCACAAACAGCCTCACTGCTTTTCTAATGGTGTCTATGTCTATTCTTAATATAACATCGTACCATTTGGCTGTCTTCAACAACCACGTTCCTTCTGACATAACAGAAATAGTATCAGAAGCCGATATCAGCCTCATTTCTACACACAACCCACCCAAAATTTTATCAATGTCCATTCTCATATATAAGCCATTTTATTTTTGCTAAAACCAAACTGTGTTGAATTATTTTAGGTATTTAACACTATTCTTAATAAACTTATTCCCATCAACTGGCCCCAATGATGTGTTTACAGTTGTTGTGTATCCCATTTCTATCATTCTGCGCAGTCTTGCCCTAGAATGTTTATACAAGTATTTGTTACACACATAGAGGAAATCAAATATTCTTGCCCACCCACGCTCATTTACTCGCAGGGCTCTTCCAACTTTTTGCTCTAGCTCAGAGTCCTTTCGTGTGGATGCCAACAGGATTAAATTATCTATTCCTCCTGGAATGTCCAACCCACGCTTTAATATTTTCGATCCAATAAGCACCCTCAACTTTCTTGTAGAAAAATTTTTCAGAGTTTCAGCTCGCTCTTTTTGCGATGTTTGGCCGTGTATGAAATGTGATCCAGGAATGATACTTTTTAGCTTTTCTCCAAGAGATATGCTCTCAACCAATATCAAAAAGTTGTCATTTGGGAAAGCGTTTACAATTTCAATGACTTTTTTGTGAAAGTCATCATTTTCATTTATCCATTTTTTAACCGCAACATCAAAGGCCGCAGAGTTGTTTTTATGCTTTAAATTGCCATAAACAAACATTACATACTTAACTGGTATTATTTTGCCTATTCTTTCCAATTCTTTTCTGTTGGTTCTGACAATTACATTTCCTAACACTTCTTTTAAATTCATGTATCTAATTGGCTCATCTTCCTTGTCCGGCATTGTGCCAGTAAACCCGTATATGCGCCGCGCGTTTGAGTATTGCAATATTAGCTTACGATATTGTGCGTTTGAGCACCGATCACACTCATCAATCATTAACAGAAAGCAATTAAATACCAGCTCTTGATACCTTTTGGCATTAGAAATGCGCGTTGCCAACGCTTTAAGCTTGGCCTCATATTTTTCAGCACTCTCGTTGGGGGCGCGCATTGGCGTCTTGGATGGCGAAACAATGCTGGCAATCGAGCCAACACACACTAACTGGCCAGCGGGAGCTTTGCCAGCATAGAAAACACCAACGTCATTAATAACATCACGCAATTCTAACCTGTTTTTTATTTGGTCAATTACAACCCTTTCCTCTGCAACAATAACTGTTGGACACCGCATCAGCTTTGCTATAGCACACATCACCTCTGTCTTTCCAGATCCGGTGTGTTGAAAGATTATGCCAACTTCATTATCAATGCAAGCTCTTATAGCCTCTAGTTGATGTTCAAATAATCTTATTCCAGGCAGAATATCGTCTTTAACATCGTCCTTTGTGTACATCGGATAAGCAGGTGGCGGTCTATTATCAACGATATCGTATGGAACACCATTAATCTTGCACCACAAGATCAATTCTTGCAAAAACCCCCTGGCAAGTCTCTGCCTGTATTTATTATACTTATGATATACCCCATCCCAACTTTGTACGCATGCATCTTTTATATACTTAAAGTCTGGATCGTATACGCTGAAATGTAAATCAAGTGCTTCATTAATCTCTGTGGTAATGTGAGATATGTGTAACCACTTGTTGTTTATTATTGTTATTTTCATATAAACAATTGGGGTGTCACAAAATCAATAAGGGAGTCGAACATCTTCGACTCCCCCACACGCCAGTTCGTGGCGTGCGCTTGATCAGCCGCCGATGGCTATAAAATCACCGTTCAAAATATTTTTTGCTTCTTGATAATAATTCTTATCCATCAAACACAGCAATCTTTTCTTGCCTATGCGTTTGCCGCTTGGCAACAATGCCAGCTCATGTTCATCTAATGCCTTCATAGCCTTTTCACATGCTTGTGACAAAGCAATATAATCATCACATATCGATTTACTTAAATACCACATGATTATGTTTGGGTAAGCCTCGCTTGAACTACGATGCAGCAAAGCAAAGTTGTGCTGTTTTACAAAATCGAAACTACTCTTTAGTGTCGATAGCGCTCTTTTCATCTGCAGCACTTCTTCATTCATCATTTTATAGCACAATTGTATTATGTCTTTCCTAGCCAAGAACGACATGTTTCCATGATTAAGGTTGTTGATTTTGGCGTATTTTATGGCGTAATATATTATGTTTTTCGCCAACGACCAACTTATATTATTTTGGTCCATCCAATTAACAAAAAACTTGGCATATCTCCAGTGGTATGTGTCCTTTATGTCAGTGTTCTTTATTGATAGTTTACGGCCAGAAAAATTCGTATGCCATCGTATGACAGACAAGATCCTGTCATCATCCTTCGTGTCATCTAAACACATGCGTGTTTCGTCTGAGTAAGCTGTCATTATTTATTTATACGTCAATTATAAAGTGGTGGGCCAGCACAAGGAGACTTGCCATGGAAAACAACAAACAATGCGCAGCTGAAGAAGAAGAAGCAAAACAAATGGAGATGGAAAAGAATATTGCAAAAAGATGTCACGATTTCTTACAGGATTTGCATAAAGAGTTTAACCTTAAATGTGGAACAGTGCTTATTATGCCAATCAATGGTAAATTTCCAGTGGCAGCATTTCATGGTGAGAAGCTAGACTACGCAGAGCTAATATCAGCAGTGTCTTTTCAACTAAGAGATGAGATATTAGAGCGTCTTGGGATAAGCCCTGGAAGACGCAGGGACGCATAACATCATGATGAAATCAAAACCCGTTCAAGCTCGCCATTCATGTATTCTCTTACCCTTTGACACTCTTCTATCATACCCAAAGCATTAAACAGTGTCATCATGCGATGTATGTATGTGTGATTAGACAAAATGTGATTCTTCTGTATTCTTGCCAGAGCCTTTCTTCTGTTCTTGTCTCGCAAATAATATTCAACAAGACTGACATAGTGCTCTGGATTAATGGCCACCGGGATGGTGCCGGGGGGGAAATAATATTCTATATTCATCACCGGGTCTGTGACTGCCAACAAGCCACACAAAGGCACTTTAAAAATCCTCTCTGGAATATCAATGCCATAAACCGTTGTATGTGGTTCGTGAACGCATGGACCAATTTTGGCTGAGGAGAACAATATTGGGACATCTTCATCAGAGATTTCTCCGGCGATTATGTTTTGTTTGTGCCATCCGCTTCCATAGATTTTTATGTTAAAACGATCACACAAAGGAATCAAATATTTTTTCAGATTGATGCCTTTATAATCCCAATATCCGCCAACAAATGCAAGATCACACTTAAATCTATCTTCTGGATTTCTCTTTGTATATAATATGTGATCACCCGCCGTTGGTATTCCACACACTGGTATGCCAAGCTCTGATCGCCATTTGTGCCAGTAGACTACGTGATCATTACAGAAATACCCCCACACAAGGTCTGGCTTCTGTTTAGCAACTTTATCAATTGTTTCATCTGATTCATTTATGTCTGGCCACCCGGGCTCCGATTCTATTCTCTTACCATATGGATTTACATGGTAAACGACCTTTGTTTTGTATTTCTCCCTAATTGTTTCTGGCAATGCATGAAAATGGCCAGAAACACCAACATAAATATCAGGTTTAAAGCTTTCAAGAAAATCAATTGTAGTATTGTTGTCAAACCATGCCACCTTGTGGCCAAGCGCCACTAGCGCTCTTTCCCACGACCTCAGAATAAAGTAGATAGCACATCGTACAGTGTTTGTCAATAGTATATTCATTGTTTAGTCTCCACATACTTGCGCACAAATCGTGTCCTTAGGTGCTGTATTCTTTCATCAATGGTCATCGACATTTCCCTATCAAACACCGACCTATTATCCTCCCAATGCTTCTTCCAGTTTTGATCTCTTCCATGTTCCAAATGCAGCAAACGCTCTGACCTGGTATTAAAGAAATTTGTGGCCAGTTTCAAACGATTAAAAAATTCACAGTCCTCATATCCATAGCCCCAGAAATCTTCACAAAAACCACCAATTCGCACAAAAACATCCTTGTTACAACCCAGTGAACCCCCCTCGAAATAATCCACCGTCTTATATGGGGACAATGGCATGCCCACCACCCTTGTTTTAAATATCACATCAAGATCTTTGCTTGATAAATATATAACCATGGCCCCAATGTGACACGCCTCAAAGCTGTTTAGCAGATCGCTGACACGTCCTATGTATTCGTCTGCAACTAGCATATCCGCATCATGTAACACCAGTTTATCGCTCGAAGCGTGAATAACACCGACGTTAAATGCCATAGATTTATTAAATGGCATATCTCCACATTCATCTACTAATATATCTAATGTTGAACCAGAACCCACCATTCTTGCTTCTGTGTCGTGTTCAACTTTTATTATTTCAACCACTGGGTACTTCTGCATTTTCATGTTATTAATCACAACATCTACGGCGCTGTATCTGTCTTCTGTTATTCTACATGGTATGATGCATGACACAGATGGAACGCGTGTTCTATCGCTGGCCCCAACATAAATTCGAGAGTAATTGTCGCGGCAAACGCTGTAATATTTCTTAGCATTATCAAGGCTGCTAACTCTAATGCTGTTATTGATTGCTGATTGTTCTTTGTGCACTTTCAGATAAGCATTTGAACCCACAACATCGTGAAAACCAGGCGGTTGAATTCCACTTAGACTTACTCTGTTTGACCAATCAACATGTTCCATTCCATATATGCCAAATGTCTCATCCATAAACCCAACAGTATTAAATGCCACATCATCAAACACCATTACCGCACCGTGCGGACGATCGTTAACCGTGCTTATCCTTGTGTTTCCAATCTCTGTTATGACACCAACCTCATCATTGGCGCCGTATAATCCGGGCTGTCTAAAACAAAAATGGTGTATGCTAGTGTTCTTCATGGCATTTATATATAGATGCTCCCACCCAAATGATAGAATTTCTACATCATCATTTAACAAAAACTTGTATTTAAACCTGGCCAAACATCGGAGCAGCCTGTTGGAGTTGCCAGCAACACCAATTCTGTTGACATTGGGCAAAGACACTATCCAAGTATATTCTTTTAACAAGTTTCTTATATAAGAATCTTCTGATTCGTCGCTGACAAAAACCATCGTCCTGTTAAGGTCTGTATATTTTTTAATTGATTCCAACAGTCTCATTAATGATAGCGCTCTGTTATATGATAATATTCCTATTCCAATATCATTTGATATCGGCACCCTGTTATTGTTTAAAAACTCCTGTAGTGAATTGTAAGCATTGCTGTTGTGTGATACACCAACAATTCGATCCCTTGGAATCCTTCTAATGGTTGCCACTGCTTCTTTTGCATGCATGGCAATTATCTTATCTTCAACCACGCCTGGCGGCGCTTGATGGGTGTTGATTCGTATTTGCTTTCCCATTGCTTTTTGCAGATTCTCATTGAATGGGGCTTTTACCTCTTCCCGTCGTTGATCATTCTCCTCTTGCTCGCCATCTGCTTTTATTGTTTCTTGCTGCTTGTTGTCCTTGTCATCTCCCAACTCTGGCATGGGTGTGTCCACGCTTTGCTGCAACTCACCCCGCGTATCATCTCGTTTATCGTTTTCCTGCTTTGCTTCTGTCGTAGGCGTGTTTTTATCTTGTTGCAAACCGTTTTGTATGCTTTGGTCAATTTTTGTCCGAGACGCCGTCGCAACCATTCTTTCAAGCATCGGTTGTAAACGTATCTTGTGTTTGGTCGCCTGCTGTGTTGTTAGTGTCTCTTCTTTTAGCATCTTCAAATATTTGGGAACATATCTGCTATACCATGCCGGCAAAACAATTTCTTCTCCCGGCGATAATTTTATTCTCTCCTTGTTTGGGCCAGATAATTGTATGGAGCACTTAGCTTTATTTACATATCTGTATGTGTTCATCTTTTATATATACCAGCATGGGTGTCTATAAATGGCGTAAGTTCCATTCCAAGAATTTTTGATTTTTGATATTGGGACTGATATTGTGTTTTTGGCAACTTTGTGAGGGTCCATTGTTAACAACAAAAATGGCAAGCCAGCCACGACCATTAACACCAACCCTTTTGTGCTATCGATTCCATTTATAATTCCGTAATGATGCCTAAACCATCCATGCCAAATAACAAAGTCACCAATGCGCGGCTCATATATCTTTATGCTTTTGTACTGGGCCAACGGAAGAATTATATCACCCTTAGCCACTCTTTTCCTCCGTGATTTCACATGTGATCGGATCCAGCGTTATGGTCCTATCTTTTAATTGCCAACAAACCTTTGTTCCTTTAATCTTTCCACCAAGCTTGTCTCTGACAAACAGTCTTATCCACCCTCCCATGTCATCAACATTTAAATTGCTATTTAGCTGTTTGTTATATAATATGCGATGCTCTATAAGTTTAAATCCTTCTTCCAACAGAAGACGATTTCGTGATTTGTCGCCTGGCATCAAAAAATTGCGTTTGAGCAGCACTTTTACATCATTAACACAAGAAACCACTGGCGGCCCACCAATTTTGTTTGTTTCAACTTTATTCATTGTGATGCTCCTATTTATTTGTGCAAAGAGGGTTTGGACATGACACCACTTTAATTACTGTCTTTGTAGACATGTCAAATTTGTTTGTTATTCTCATTGGAGATTTACACGCTGGACAATACTGAATTTTATTGACAATGCTGCCAGCTATGGGTTTCCACTGTGTTGGAACATGCACTTTAGCGCTGGCAACAGAAGGGCGTGTACCAGCATTTTGTGTTGGTTGATTTCTGTTATATTGAACAATTCTGTTTTGTCCGCCACAACCGCACCCCATTTGGCCAACTCCGCCAATCTATGTAAATAGTCTGTCATAATTAGCAATTTTTTGCAGGCCCTTTAAAGGCATAACATTCATGTTTGGCAGCTTTAAGCGCACCTGTTCATTGCCTATTGTGTGTGTTATCTCTTCCTCTATAGATATGGAAATTGTTGGTGTGTTATGACACAGACCAGCCTCCACCAACACCCTCTTACCATCATCATCAACAGCAACCAAGTCGCATTTATCGTTGCACAAATAAAAGAACATCATTGGTCGTTTGTTGCTTATCTGAGCATCATACACACATTGATGCCAGCCCTTTATTAGCTCTGAATGTTGTTGATTCTTAATGGCCCCACACAAAGAGATTTTCTTCCTGTTCTTGCACTCTATGCTAAACACGAAGTTCTTTTCGCTTAACAAATCTCCACTAAGAAAAGTTCCATTTATCATGCCATCTCTTATCATGGCACCAGAGCGCGGTGCGCGTCTGAATTTTACACCGGTAATGTCAGATAAAAACTTACATATCTTGCGTTCGTAGTCGTGCCCTTTACGACGCGATCGCTTGCCAAGCCTTTGCCACTCTGTTATGTTGTTCTTCATGAAGAAGCCGTGACGATCATCGTGTTGTTAATTGACACTAATTTATACCCATCATTAGCTTCTTTTTCAATATATTCCTTTATTGATGGGCTATTAAGTGAATTAGCAATGTTCGCGTCTGGCACAACTCGCATTTCTATGTCTGACCTCATAACCTCTGCAATTGTTGCGGTATTCTTGTCTATAACCACGCCATTTAACACATTTGTGGGTTTTAAATACACAATGTGTACTGCCATAGCTTTGCCTCTCCATTAGTAAATAATCCACATTTATATTTGTTTTAAAACCTGATGGGAGGATAAACACATCCTCCCATCAGGAAACAAAATCGCAAACAATTGTCAGTCTATTATTTCTTCTTCAACTTTGACAACAAGGCTGCCAATTCTTCATCATCTTCCATATCATCCTTGCCAGAAGCATCTTCGTTCGGCTTGGTCTCCAATTCTTCTTTTGGCTCGAGTTCCACTTCGGTTGACTCCAACACATTCTTTGTTTTTGGCTTCTCCACCACCAGCGGCGCGCTGTGTTTTATTGTTGTAACATTGCCAGACGTCACAGTTTTAACGCCTGTTGCGGCGACGCCTTCTTGTTCTTGCGCAACAATCATGGGTATTTCACCAGACAGCTGTTTAACAATGTTGGTCAACGCATCAAAGTTTCTGCTCTCAAATTTTGATGGTATGTCGTGTCTGGAGGCCAGGATTTTATTGATTGCTTCTTTGCCCTTCTTTGTTATTGGGACCTTGGTTGGCAAAAAGCGCGACGCATCATACGAATTCCACTCTCCTTTAAGCCTGGCTTCCAAGATAAATGGGTATGCGTCTTCTGGATTCCAGAACACACCATATGGCTCTGGTTCTGGACCATCACCTGGGCCATCTCTAAATATCACCTTTTCACAAATGTCGTACACTGTCTGGCTCATACTAAACCACATGACTTTATCTCTGAGGTGCTCTGGTGTTGTTTCGTACATGGGGAAGTAAATGTTAACGGCATACTTCGCCATTGGGAGCAAGGCCCTTGCAATTTTGCTGCGCGACTCTCTGTCTTTATACTTCTGCATTTCATTAAAGGCGTAGTCACATAGCGGACACGATTGAGAATCGTGCAATCTCGGACATTCATACGATCTGTTGTTAATGAAATGATACCCATGACGATAACACCACATTGTCATAGAATCCACTGGCGGGAGAAAGAAAAATTTCCACTTTAAGGAAGCGTTTGGTGAGGCCTTGTCCGGTCTCCATTCTGACTGGTCATGCTGACGCCCACCCTTCATCTTCTTCATTATTGCCCTAATTTTTTCCAGTTCAGCATCAACATCACTCATCTTCTTCTCCTATTAAGCCATCCACAGCTCATCCTTATCATTGCCATCATCAACATTCACAAAACCATTGCACAATTGATCATTTATCAGGCCATAATCATATCCTCCTTTCTTTATCTAGATCCAGCCAATTCCTGCTTCTTAAACCCAAACAGCGATCTCATGTTGTCATTTTTCATCTTCAGGGCTTCCAGCGTGTGATATAACTTTCTGGCCTTCTTTTCTATAACAACTTTCTGTGCTTCCAAGTTCATTAGATCATCGTCACAATCTATTAAATCTTCAACATCACCCCTTCTCATTTTACTTTCTGATTCTTTTATGATTGTGGAACGCAGAAAAGCTCTCCTTTTGCGAATCTGTATGTCTAATGAATCAAGCAGTCCCTTTACCTCCGCATATACCATAGCCCACAAATGATATACCTGTGGAAAACTATCCATCTCAAGCTCTAACTTCTCATAATTTATTGATATATCATCGCCAAGGTTGAATGTCTTGGTCTTGCCAAACGCCGTGATTTTAATTAAACAAATTGCTCGTTTAAAGTCATCATCTGTTTCAACAATAGATTTCTCTGCATCAGTTAGATCCGTGGATCCAGGCACTTCTATTGTATCCATGTGGTCGCCTTTTATCTATACACCCTTACTAGCTCGTACTTTTTCCATCTCTTACCAATTGATATGCGCAATGGAAAGTGTATATCTATATCAAGAAACCACTTAAGTGGAGTCAACATAAACTTATATCCATGTTCAACCCACCATTCAACATCTTTTATACCACAAGAAATGATTATAGAATCATGCGCCTCCGTTAATATGTTATCAGCGTAATTTACACCAATTGCAAACATTGTTGATTGTAAGGCTTCGGCCACCGACCCCTGTATTGTTGCATTAAACGCGCTTCTAATCTTCCTGTTTCCATTAATTGGCATTCCAGCAATGGTAAACAATGGTTTGCCGCTGGCATATTCGGCTACTCTATCCCTAACCCACTCACCAAGGCCCTTAGCAATGTTCAGAAATGGCCCATCCACATCCATCGTATATAGACTTTTTAAAAATTGCAGCTTACATTCTTTGCGGCTGACCAACTTGTCGCCTTTTCCATTAATAAGATTGGCAAGGGCCTCATATGGATCACTTTCATTGAAACTTTCATTTATGAAGCTATCATTGGACAAATATCCAGCAATTCGTATGTCTGCTGCCACCCAGTCAAAACACAGCAGGATGTTTTTTTCTTTATCTGGGTGTGAAATGTCAAATGATGAATCGGCCCCCTGAACATTAAACACAGTTGTTCTAGACCTGCCACTATACAGTCCCATGTCATACTTGGGATACAGCACCTCGCCGTTACACACAATGCCGCGCTTTTCAATCTTTGAGTAGATTATAGAAGACATGCCTTTTATGGCCATCCATTTTTTGCTGCCAGCATATTGTTTTATTCTTTCAACACCAGCAACAAGAGCCTTTTGAATACCATCTATGCCTTCTTTGTGACAATCATAATTGTCAAATGTCTCATAAATCGCACGATCATGCTTAACATCTATGTTAATGTGCCTGAGCAAACCCATCACATTATTTATGTATACATCATTTGATTTTATCAATTCTTGAATTCGTTCCAAGTTAGAAAACACTGTCGCAAGCTTTGTTTTTAATCCCCTCATGTATAGTGGCAAAAATTCCATGCCATCCTTGCCACCATCACACACCACCCCGTATAGCGGCAAGGATTTGGGGCCGTTATCATACAAGATCTGAATTATTAATGACATCAGCCGCTTTTCTTCTTGTTGGGTCTTGGAGTGATATACTTTGGGTTTCTATTAAATTTTCCAGCCTTTCTTATTTTATCCATCAAGTGGTCTCTTTCCCCCGGCAAACGGTGGGCTGCGTATGGGTCTCTGTGCATAAGGTGATATAGGGCCATATCTCTCTTACACCCGCGCACATCACAATAGCCATTTCCTCGCGTATAAAATATCACAGAAGATGTTCTTTCATAGGTGCGCTCACATTTGCTTCCACATTTTAAGCACTTAATTGATGGTTTAGCATGTATGCTATGTACTACTTCTTGGATATGCTTGCATTTTACACATTTATAATCATATGTTGGCATAATTACTACTCCGCAACCAATTCGCTTTCTACAACACCCTCTATATCAATGCACTGCAAGTGCTCACAATTATGATCGCGAACAATAGACATCTTAGTAACGGATACCACATACTGCTCTTCTGACAATATTCTACCAGCCTCATTCATGTTAAATATGGTTATGTGAGTTCTGGCCTCATTATCTATTAAAGCCCTAATTTGTGATAATAACATCCTTTTTGATTTTGGGTCTAATATGTTATACAATGATATGTTGATCTTGGTTTCATGTGGGGTCGCTTCTAAATACACCCTATTTACACACGCCTGGAACAAGAGAGATATGTAATTAATTTCTTCAATGGCCTCACTGCTTAGGTCATCTGTGTTTGGCCTTTTCATGATGCACGCAAACCTGTGTGTGTGCGCCACCTCACATGAAAAGATCTTCTTAATGTCATTAACATCAACCCCTCGTTTTGTTTTCTTTATCCTGCTTGGCATTTATTCTCCTTCTTGAAGAATGCTTTGATATTCGTTATTATCTATGGCAGAAATGCACATTGTCTCATAATCAAATCTTGTGGTTAATGACACAAATTTTGGCCCATTGCGATTCTTGGCCACATATAATCTGGCCAGATTTTTGGTTCTTTCTCCAGCAGATTGGTTTATGCTTATTACATAATCAACTGGCATCATCTTACCATACGACTCTGCCACTCTATTTAGTTCGATGAACGATTCTTGTGATGGCCTGTCTGTGCCTTTAATATCTCCACGATTGGTCTGTGTTGCAGTTATCACGAAAGCATCAGCCTTCTTAGCCAATTGTCTAACCTCGGTAGATATCTTTTTCTGCCTGAGATATTCATCACGGTTAAAATACTGATTGCGCGACAACAAGAGCTCCAGATAATCTATGGCTATAACATCTGGGCGCCACTTTCTGGTCTTGTATAGATGATCAACCAACGCCAATATGGTATCCACGCTAATGTCGTCTGGCGGGTATTCGAATATCGCCAAAGACGCCCCACATGTTTCTTTTAGCTTCCGTAGCACTCGCGTTATGTATTCGTGCTGAGAATGTCTGCTACCAATTGGAATCTTGCTAAACACGCCACAATATCTCAAAGCCGTCTTCCACCACGACAGTTCTAAAGTTATATGTAACACATTCAGCTTGCGATAGATGCAAGCTGCGGCATTATTAACAATTGCAATTGATTTGCCAACACCAGTTGGGGCCATCCAAACCAGCACATCTCCCTTGGTTGGCCCCCCCTCATTAACTATGGCATCAAGAGCAGTGAAGCCTGTTGTATACTTGATTTCAACGTCTTGTTTAAAAAGCATTTCTATGTTGTCAAAGAACCACATTCCATTGTCGCCAATGTCTTGTATGCGAGACGCGTTTTCAATTATTTCGTGTATTTTGTTATATTCACCACTTCGATATGCTTCAATGGCCTCTTCACTAAAGATTGCGCCATATGCTTTGCTTTGTAGCCATTTTATGATGTTCTGTTTTATTATTTTATAATCACGCGGGTTAATTTTAAATGAAAATAATTCAAGTAACTCCTCATAGTTTGCTGAATCAACATCGATGTGCTTTAATACAGAATTACGCACAAATTCCCGCGTTGGAATTTCTGCATTGTGCTTGTGATAGTGTTTTATCAGAGCAAGAATTAGTCTGCATTCATCAGATGTTATGTATTCATCTTTTATACGATCAACGATAAAAGAGAAGAACTCTGGCTCATCAAAGGCCAGCGATATCAAAGACTTTTCTTCTATTGGTGTTAAAGAGCCGTGTGCGCTACCGCCACCCATCACAACTCCTGACATTTTTCAGACTTCATCGTTAGCAATTGATTCAGTCTTCTTTGCGTTTCTATAATCGCCAAATTAACAGCCTCACAAAATGTAACCAGCTCATCTTCTCTTAGCAGCAGCTCCTCTTTGTTTACGAGTTGATACATGTCCATGACTGTAGTAAAAGATTCTCTGCGAGGTTTTATGGCTATATGATATATCCACTGACCAGACGACGTTTCATAGTGCATTCCTGTGATTTTATATGACTCAATAAAACCCAACATGGCTGATTCGCGCAAGTATATTGTATCATCAATAGAAAATTTCGGTGGTTTAGTCGCCATCATCTTTCTCCTCTATATCATTTACATTGTCTGTGTCTGCTTCAACCACTGGCACATCTCCACTAAAAAGCTTTGTCCTTATTTCAGAGTCTAATTTTTTCATTATTTCCTCATTTTGTTTAAGAAAGGCCATGGCATTTTGTGTGCCCATCCCCAGCTTGGTCTTATCATATATTAGCCACGAACCTGCCTTTGTTATGAAGTCATATTTTATACCACACTCTAATAAGTCATATGTGTAATTAATCCCAGCGCCATACACAATATTAATTATACAACTCTTGAATGGTATTGAAACCTTATTTTTAACAATCTTTATTTTAGCCAGGTGACCAACAATGTTGTTGTCTGAGTTTTTAATTGATTCCATTTTTCTTATGTCTACTCTCATAGAAGCATAAAACTTTAGGGCATTTCCGCCAGGGGTGGTTTCCTGGTTTCCCATAAAGATGCCTATCTTGTGTCTTATTTGATTAATAAAGATTATGCACACATTTGATTTCTGAGTTTTGGCACAAACCCTTCTGAGGGCTTTGCTCATCAATCTGGCCTGTGCCCCCATTTTATTATCGCTAATTTCACCCTCTAGCTCTTCCTTTGGCACCAGCGACGCCACAGAATCGACAACCACAACAGACACTTTACCAGATTCAACCAGGGTTTCTATTATTTCAAATGCTTGATCACCACTGTCTGGTTGACTAAAAATTAATCGCTTAAAATCAACACCAAGCCTTTGAGCATATGATGGATCCAAAGCATGCTCCGCATCTATAAAGGCAGCCACACCGCCTTGAAGTTGTGCGTTGGCAACGGCGTGCAATGCCAAGGTGGTTTTACCAGAAGCTTCTGGGCCAATAATCTCACACACACGCCCCCTTGGCCACCCACCAACTCCCATCGCATAATCAAGCTGCAGTGAACCAGTTGGAATCACATCACATTTAACTTTAAAATCTTCGCTCAGCGGTATGATTGCCCCATCGCCGAATTTCTTATTCAACAACAATCGCAGATCATCGACACCACAAGAGTCGTCTGGTCTATTAACACCACTGGTTTTGTTGGCATTCTTCTTAACAGACATTTTATTCTCCTTCAAAGCACGAAATCAAAAATAAATTGATAAACTGGCGAGGATTGCTGCATGGTATGCATATATAAAAGGTTTAACAACCCATCTCTTTACATTGATGTGCCAAACATGAACGTTGATAGTATAACGTATACATCAAAGACCCCGCTACGTCTAAGCTACATGCACAGACGTCATCGTCTATTTTTATACTCCCACAATAAAGTGCCATCAACAGCAATTGTGCGCAAGAATTTAACATATAACCAAGATTTCTACGATATTTTTGTATAACGGGCGGACCAACAATGGACAAAGAAAAGAAAGAAAAAGCATTCATCACAGCATTCAAACACATGATGGACAGAGCAAAAGAAATAGGACTAGTTAACTATGTTGCTGGCAGGCCAGATGACGAGCATAAAGCACAGCTTAACGAGACGGCCATAGAAGAGCTGTTTAAAATAATGATAAACAAACCAGAAATTACAGCATATGATCAAATATGTGCGGCTTTCCATCACACAATTTGTTATAGTAGCATCGAGAATCCAAAGTTTATTGGTCAATTTAATGCAGAAATGGCCGCCATGAAAGTTCCCACAAACGAAATGACAAAGGCCATTGATGAAGCCACTAAAATAATTAATTCAGTCATTAATGGTGAAAGAACCCAATGAAATTAACCGACCTATATCTATTACCAAATGGATCCTGCAGACCAATAAGACGACGCAGAAGAAGAATCAGGAAACTGGTTAATGGGGCAAAATTCATGTCTGCGTTTAACAAATTTGGCGTACACAAAGCCGGGCATGAGTATTGCCCGCTGTGGTCACCAACCGCCGCCCCGACCCCATTCAAGCCAAGCATTGCCAAATTTATGGGCATGGAGCCCACACAATAGGTTACTTCTTAATCTTTCGTGTTCTTGTTGTCCTTGAGACAACGCACGGACTGTGTGTGCCAACAAGGCCCATTTTATATCTGCTGGCAAGCAGCATCTTTAATATGATTTTTAATTTTTCTCTAAACTTCTCCAGTTTATTATAAACGCCATATTCTTTGTGCTTGGCAACAAAATCGTCGTAGTTTTTTAGCTCAGAATTAATATAGTCCAACAACACATCTATATAGTCTCGTGTATCAAAATATTTCTTTAGTACAGTCTTTATCTGCTCTTTGCCGCTCATGGCCACTCCTTTTAACCCGTGTTTAGCCAACAATTAAAAACTCTAGCGCGCTCTGCAGCCCCCTTCTTACGTCATTTAATTCATCGATCATAAATCTAGTGGGGTGCTTGGCAGCCAATTTAGCATGATTGCACAGCTCACCACTTATTTCAGCCAATAATGTGTCTATGTCTCTTCTTACTGCCCCATACGATCTCAGCACCTTTGTGTTGCTTTGCAATTTTATTCTGCCTTCCATGTCTGTTCTGTGTTTCACACAATCTCAACGCTTATTAAATTATGCGCCGCACTCTTTGCACACATTGCCGTCACTGTCTATGCCCGAACCATTGCACTGATGACATTTTGCCCCAGAATCGCCGCCACACACTAACGCCCTCAATCTTTTTTGTATCACACTATCATCAGTCTTTACTATTCTTATTTCAGTGGTTCCAAAGTCTCCAACCATTCTCTTCGGTATAACCGTTGGCTTGCCACCGCGACCAACAACCTGCTGCATGTCCACCACCTTATTAACGGTCTTGTCGGATACGTGTTGCACGCCTGTATTTTTGTTGACGCTTATGGTCGATTCATCTCTCTCCTCTGGTGTTATTGTGCTGTTGGGAAGTGTGGTTAAATCACCCTTTGTTTGTTGTTCCTGCTCAGCGTCGTTTTGCACAATCTTTTGTGCCGGTTGTCTTATTGGTTGTGGTTGAATAACCACCGATTGTTTGTCATCTTCATATATGCCTATCTCTCTCGCCAGCTTAATTACTTCCTTCAATTTGTTGCGCATTGCAATGATTTGTCCTCTTATTTGTGCCATAGTTACGGAGTTTGCGTGTTCATCGCACAAACACACATTATATTCTATACCATCGATCTGCACCACAGTTCTAGTATTTAACCCTTTGTATGCCTGTGGCGAATCAGAACTACACATTAAACACCTAGAGGCCATTGCCATCTCCTTTGTTTAGTAAAATATACGTTTGATAATAATTATGGCCGACTTCGCGAGGACAGGAAATGAACAAGAACCGCACTGATATCATAGAAATAAACATACCAAGTCACATAGGTGGTCTGTGGAAAAGACAACACAAACAAACCTCAGAAACACTTCGAATACAAGCAATTGGCACCATAAAAAGAATGCTGGCCAGCGAGACAGGAAACCAGAACCAAAGTGATCCAATCAGCAATAGCATCAAAAACGAGCGCGAAATAGAGACGCCCAAAAATAACCAGCCAACACAACAGCTACCAATAAAGGAGCAGGCAGAAGTACAGCCATCACAAAACAAACCAAGCAACATTAGCAAAAGCAGCATCAAAAGAGAAAAACAAAAGCAAGTGGATGAAAAGCTTAAAATGATCTTTGAGGTGCTGCTAGATCGCAAGGGCAGAATGCTAACGACCATGACAGAAATTGGTGAAATAATAGGAGTGCCCCCACACGAACACACAAAATTAATGGGATTTATGCTTAAATTGCATCGATACGTCATGGCAAAAGGCCTGTTGCTAAATAAAGAATCAATAAAATCTGGCGGAAGAACCGTGACAGCATATTCTATTAAATAGCGAAATAATCTTCTTTCTTAACGGCCTTAATCAGCTTACACATAAGCGATATTTGTCTATTAAACTCTTCGCGGCGAGATGCCTCACTAATGTTCAGCGGCGATGGATGATATGCCGCAAAAACCGGGATATCATATATAGAATTATTAATGTTTCCCAACCCACTACTATAGGCTATGTTTGGACACAAATAATCAAAAGATGACGCCCCAAGGGTAATTATGAGCTTTGGTTTAATTATCATTAATTCCAACTCAAGCAACTTTGAGCACACATCAACATATTTTCTATCTGGCTTGCTATTCTTAACTGTGTGACACTTTACAACATTTGTAATATAAAAGTGTCTTCTACTAATCTTGTGCTTCTCAATTTCAGCATCAAAATTCCTACCAGCGGCGCCGACAAATGGAGTGCCTTCCATACATTCATCAAAACCCGGGTTTTGGCCAACAACCACAAATTCGGCTTTATGGTTCATATTGCTAAACACATGCGGATCAAACTTCTTGCCCTTTTCTTCAATAAGGCTACAACCAAGGGGACACAACCTGCATGAAAAGCAAAAGTGGCGCAGACCCAGCAGTTGTACTTCTTTGTTCTCAAGTTGTGCTCTTGCTTGCGACTCCAACGTGGTATTTGTTGGCACACACTTGTCAGAATTAAAATCAAATTCATTGATTTTGTTTATCATTCTAATATTATCAACCATAGACACACAAAACCAGTGGTTTGCCAATCAATCAATCGTATCGTCATCTTCATTTAACAGAGCAGCACTCCAAAAGTAAACCAGAAGATTATCAGAGTCACGATCGTTGATGGCCAATTCAAGGTCGGGATATTTAGATAAACGTTTAACCAATCCCTCATAGTTGCGCGCTTCCATTTCCCACATGGTGTGTGGATCGGCATCAACTATTTTGAAATCTAATCCCATACTTTTGAGAACATCAAAATCAACCACCATAACAAAATCCCCTCAAATTCTATTATATAATTTTAGCAGCCGCAGTATACAACTGGAAATGTCCATGCCATCGTCCCATTGCGCGTTGCTGCCAACGCAATATATCTCATTTGGTATCAAATGCTGTGGAGGATCTCCGATTGGAATTGCCTTTCTTACGCATGTGGCGCTAATGATGTTAAATCTTTTTATGAATTTAGACACATACATGCTTATGTTTTCAATATCTTTGTTGGCATAAAATTGATAACAATTATCAGATATGCGAGTGCATTTAAAGAAGTCTATATTATCATCAGCCACCAATAATTCCGATGCCCCCTCAAAATCTAGCTCAGATGTTTCTATAATAAAAGTGTGCAGATCAAGGCTCTGCAACTGGTGTTTGATTTTGCACAAATCAAGCAAGTAGTCTAGTGGCACCGTGCTTATTATGTGTTCATATGGCATGTTGCCATGCAGCGTACATATTGTTTTGTTTTGAACATCAATGCCCACCAACTTATTGCCAGAAAGTATAAAATCTTTGCAAGTAAGCAAAGATGGTTTCTCCAAATGTTGAAATATGTCTGTGCCATACACATTGTATATAAACCCAGATTTGTTTATGGCAAAAGCAGCGTGTGGGTGCGGTTGGCTAGCATATGCTTTGTTTAACCAGTCCACAATAAATTGTGACTCACAATTAAATATTATTTGACCACAATATGATATTGCTCTTTTAAACAAAACAGGAATAAAAGACCTCGATATTCCTTTAATAACATCATCAATGGCATCGTTGCAAAACACATAATTATCACACAAGGCCGTTTCATACCTATAATACCTTGACTTGCCAATTGGTATGATGTGATACTCTGGATATATATGTTTAGCCAGAAATCCTATCAGTCCACTTCCTAATATATATTTCATATCAGACGTTATTTATCTTGTCATATAGCTCCAAGGTCTTATCAACGTTGGCTTTGTGACACTTTTCACAGACATCAAAGTCCACAACGTCACCATCAACGCTAACCGGGCTGGTTTCTGCCTTATCTTTATCAACTTTAACCCTTATACATGATACTGAATAATATACAAATTTATTTTTTAGAATCGCCCCGCACCAATCACAGCATATGCCATCCTTAGTCTTTAACAACATTATAGTTCCTCTTCAATTTTTTCAATCATTTCATTTATTATGTCATTGTTAATGTTCGCCTCTTCCCTTTTCTTCTTTTTAAGCATGGTTATTGTTCCACCTCGCACAAGAGAAAACGAATTATACACCTCGCTCCACTTTACCCTAACACCCAAACCCACTCCGGGCTTGAACATTTCATCCGCATTGTCAACCGAACTAAGATCGTTCTCCCACAGATTCAATTTTGCTTGATCTTTATTATCAACCACGGTTAGAGTTATAAATGACTTGTTGTTTTTAGTCTTTCTGTGCTCAACATTTGTGATCACGCAGTCTATACGACCATAACCGTGTCTCTTTGCCGCTCTAATGTTGTGGTCTGTGTTGTGTTTATAAATGCTCATTGGAGAATCCCAAAAAAAGCCAAGATACTGCTGCTGGAATCCCAGTAGCTGATCTGGCGAGTAATCATCGATGTCAATGTGTTTGTCAAACTCATCAAAGCTCAGCGAAAAACTGTTTTTTACCTTTACGTTTTTTATTTGAGAATACTTTTCATTAATGCTGCTTCTCACCTGTTTTCTTTCCGACGCAGTACCATATTTATACAAGTACCAATACCATAACTTGCGCCTGTTTTGATATATTCCATCAAACGCCCCCAGCTTAATAAGCCTTTCATATAGCGTTTTGTTGTGTCCATTCGCTTTTACAAATTCATCAAAAGATTTATAATTGTTCTCACCACACACAAGCCGGCTAATGGCTTTTTCTCCTATTCCTTTAATGCCAACCAGACCAAGAATGATTTTGCCATCAACCACAGCAAAATTCTTATAAAGCCTATTACAATCAATGTTAATTAGTTCTATGCCATTGTTTCTGACGCCAGCAACATTTCTCGGCAACTTATCTAAATCACAATTGTTTAGAACAGCACACCACCACTCGGCCGGATAATGAGATTTTAAATATAGGCACCTGTATGATTGTATTGTATAGCTTAGAGCGTGACTTTTATTAAAACTATACCTGGCAAAAGTGGAAAGTCTTTGCCAATACATTTGCGCCCATGTCATTCTACTTCCATCTTCACCAGTTGTCGGCCCATAACCCGGCATTGTCTTATTAAACCCAGCAATGGCTCTCTGCTTCACCCACTCAAGCTGCTCAGACCACTTTTTGGACATGATTTTTCTTGCTTTCTCTGCTTCCGGGATGCTAAATCCGGCCAAGTTGGTCAATATGGATGTAACTTGCTCTTGATATACACATATGCCATATGTGTCATCAAGAAGCGCAGCCATCTTTGGGTGCTCTTCCTTTTCCCAACTCTTTTTGCCGTCTCTTCTGTCGATGTATTCCTTAACCATCGGAAGCGGCCCCGGCCTTCCAAGGCTTATATACACTATCAGGTCTTTAAATGTTTTTACCCCGCCGCTCTTTAATATGCCACGAGCTATGTCAGTATCAAGCTGAAAAACCGAATCAACCTTAACATCATTGGCCATCTTAAGAGCCAATTCATCATCTAATGGAATGTCTTTCCAAACTATATCTATGCCCCTGGTTTGCTTTACCATTTTTGAGGCCGCCCATATATAGCTGAGAGTTTTTAGACCCAGCACATCATACTTTACAAAGCCAAACTTGGACAGTTGTGTGCTTCTAAGACCCTCTGTCCACTCAGATGTCCACATGATATCAGAAGATTCACCAATTTTGGTCGTCGGCAAATGCTCAGCCAATGGCACACTGGAAATTATGACCCCACCAGCATGTGTCCCTTGCGCCTTTATTCTACCAACAAGCCTAAATGCCGTTTCGGCTATTGTTTTGTTTATTGGATCGGCCTCTACCCACTCTTTAAACTGTGGATATCTATCACTGCATGCATCTTCTAAATCAACATCGTCAAAATCCAGTGGCAGTGTTTTGCTTATTTCTATTAACTCTCTTTTCTTATTATCATATCCATATGCCCTGGCAACATCTTCCAGGGCGGATTTGGGGTTATATGTCTGCCACAGGCCAACATTGCAGGTGTTGTCTGCACCGTATGTGTCTATTATCCACTTCTTGATGTGCGGCCTTGCTTCTGGGAGAAAATCTATGTCTATGTCTGGCAT